TAAAACAGAAAGTTAATAAAGATGCCGTTTAGAACCTCGATATCAAATAGTACCTTTTATTCTAATAAGAAAAAAACTTCCAATACTGCACTTGATGGAAGTACTGGTGTTGTAGTATATGTTCATCTTGATGATAGTGAAGCAACTGGTATTTCTTTAATAGATGATTTAGTTGATAAAGTATCTGATAAAGAAATGGTTATTGGTCATGCTAAAATTGCAAGTAGAACTGATTCCACACACGATTTAGAAAATATACCAGAATACCCACCAGCAAATCCTGATGAAGGAATTCCACTAATAGGAGAAGTTGTTCAGTTAGTAAAGATTGGTAGTACTTTATTTTATAAACGAATTCCAAGTATTGATATCAATGCAGGAAATTCAGAAGAAAATGCATTATTAGAAGGAACACCTAAAGAAGAAAAACCAGGAAGTCAGGCATCATCTTATAGAGAATCATCACAAACAGGTATTGCTAACAATACTACAAATACAGATAACTCTGTTAGAGAAACAAAACTTGGTGAATACTTTGAACCAACTCAAATAAATCCATTAAGGTTATATGAGGGTGATAAACTTATACAATCAAGATTTGGACAATCGATAAGATTTAGTGGATACAATAATGAAGATAATCTTTTTGCACCTACAATAATAATTCGTAACAGACAAAGTGATAAATCTATTGAAGATTTAAAAGAGTTTGAACCAACAGAAGAAGATATTGTAAATGATGGTTCATCAATTGTATTATCAAGTGGTGAATATGAAATACCATTTGCACCAGGTAATGATGAAGTTACTTTAGAAACAGATGATAATGTAGTTTACTACGAACCACCAGAATTAAAAGGAACAGACCAAATCCTAATGAATAGTGGTAGAATAGTTTTATCTGCTAAAGATTCAGAGATGATATTTTTTTCAAAAGGAAATTACTCATTTATTTCAGATGGTAAACTTACAATTGATAATGGATTTGATGGTGCACAAATGAACTTTAATGGTGAGGTTAGAATGACCACAAATGATAATCCTATCTATCTTTTAGGTCAAGGAGAAGAAGGTAAAATATACCTTAATATAGAAAATGAAAATGAACCAGTAGTAAGAGGTCAAACATTAGTTAAACTTTTAGGAGAACTAATAGATGCAATCAATCAACAAATATATAAAACCCCATCAGGACCAACTGCTGTAGGGCCAACCAATAGTGGAACTTTTAAAAATATTAAAAGTGAATTGGAAACAATATTATCCACAACAAACTTTACTGAATAATCATGTCTCTTTCTTTGTTTAAAAATAACTTGTTAAGATATATGCAGAATCCTAACGGCATAGATAAGTTTGAGGATTTTGCTGATAAAGTTGTTTTTGAATATGATTTATTAATAAAATCAGGATTTCAAACTATAAACAATAATAAAATAATTAGTGGAAATACTGATTTGATGCGTACTTCGGTTGAAATGGCATGTAGAAAATCATTACAGAAAGATAAAGGGTTGCATGATTTTGTAAATGATTTAGGAAACGCAACAAGACAATATTGGATTAATGCAGAGTTCATTGTAGGAGTTCCACCTGTGATACCTGCAACAGCTACGATATCAAACATCCTTTTAGATTCTGCAATTATTACAAATATAGGAGTATGGACACCACAACCACCTACACCACCAAATGAAGATTCAAATATTTTACTTGATAGTTTTATTTTGGGAATACAACAACACTTAACAACAATACAAGGTTTTTATTTTACTTTATCATTATATCCATCGGTACCCTCTCCTATACCAAATCAAGGAGTACTGGTCTTTCAAGGATATACTGTTATTGGTGGAGGAGCTCCATCTCAAACCGCACCACAACCTGAAAAAGAAAGTTTCCTAACTAAAGTTTTAAAGAAACTTGGAAATCTTTTAAAGAATGATGAAATGGATGAGGAACACAAACAAGAGGCTGAAAAAGAAAAGGCAGAAGCAGATGCGGTTGCTAATGATACTTCGTTACCATCACAAGGAAGAACATCTGCACAAGAATATTCTAAACTTAAACAAACTCAACTTAATGAAGGAAAAGTAAATAGTGTTCCCGCTGATATAACAGATGAGGAGGCAGAGGAATTAGAAAAAGAAACACCAGAAGAATATAAATGTGAATCAGGAGAAAAAGTAGTTCAGATAGCTAAAAAAGATATTGGTATTTTAGAAACAGGTTCTCCTCCTGGTAACAACTATGGTGGTTTTCCTGGTGGAGTTCAGAAAGATGAGCCTGGTAGAATAGATGAAATGTTTGATAATTGTGGGTTGGATAATCAAGCCAAAGTTAGAAAAACTGGTAGTGGATATTATTGGTGTGCAGCTGCAGTAACAACTTGGTGGAAAGAAGCAGGATTACCTTTACCACCCAATGGAAGAGCAGGATGTGATTTTTGGATGAATTGGGGAAAACAAAATGGGTATTGGTCTGAAACACCAAAAGTAGGAGCAGCAGTATTATATGGTTCCCATGCAGATGCTCATCATATTGGAATTGTATCAGCTGTAACTAAATCTGGTGGTATAATGACAATAGAAGGAAACACAAGTGGAGGAGGATTTAACAGAAACGGATGTGGTGCTTTTAGAAAAGTACCAAAAAAATATTTAGGTTTTGTAATTCCACCTGATTGTGTTGAACCATAAAATAGATAATAATATATTTATATTAGACAAGGAAAATTAAATGAATTATGAATAATAAACAATTAGTTAAAGTAATCAAAACATTAGTTGAAGCTGAAGTGGCTAAAAAACACGAACAGTTTCTAACGAAAACCTTTCCTAAAATATTAGAGGAAGAAGTTTCTCGTAGAATGAAATCTACTCCAAATGTTGTAGAACAAACAACAGAAGTAGACCCATTCGAACAAGCAGAGATTGCTTTACAAGAACAAAGAACACAACCTAAAAAACAATTCACTAAGAATGAAGCGATTAATGAGGCATTAAATAATACAAAACCATTTACAGCAGAACAAAGAAAAGGTTCAGTTGGACAAAAATCAGTTTTAGATAATTTTCAACAACAACCACAACCTGTAAATGAGAGTATGGATAAAACAGTTACATTTGACCAACAAGGTGCAGGTGCAGGCTTAGCAGGAATGAGAGCAAACATGGCGGCACAAATGGGATATGGTGATATAAAACAACAACCAAGTAAAACAGGTCTTGGTGTTAAGACAGGATTAGCAGGTTTAGATAAAATTTTAAACAGAGATAATTCTGAACTTGTAAAAAGGTTTAAAAGATAGGAGATTATAAATGGCATATGTAATCGGTAGAAAAGTTGTAAAGGATACAAAAGATTTTGATTCCTATGCCTATGGTATTACCCTACCTTTAAGAAGAGGAGAGACAGGATTTTTTGAACAAGCTTTTGTTTCATTTGAACAAGCAAAATCAAATTTAAAAAATCTACTTCTTACAAGAAAAGGAGAAAGAGTTATGCAACCAAACTTTGGTACTGGTTTACATTCTCTATTGTTTGAACAAATTGATGATACATTTGAATCAAGGGTTCAAGAAACAATAACAAAAAATGTAAACTATTGGTTACCATATGTTAATATAAAAAATATAGATGTTGAAATGACAGATGAATTGAAAGACCAAAATAGAGTAAACTTAAGTTTAGAGTTTACAGTTGGTAATCAAATTGATTTACATGAATTAACATTTACAGTACAAGGAACAAATTAAGATGGCATTAAATTCAGCAACATTTAAAAGTAATAAAGGAAGAGATATAAAATATCTTAATAAAGATTTTGCACAGTTTAGACAAAATCTTATTGAGTATGCTAAAACTTATTTCCCAAAAACACATTCTGATTTCAACGAATCCTCACCAGGTATGATGTTTATTGAAATGGCATCTTATGTTGGAGATATTCTTTCTTACTATACTGATGATTCATTAAAAGAATCTTTAATGTTATATGCTGAAGATAAGGCAAATGTTATTGCTCTTGCAAAGTACTTAGGGTATCAACCAAAGGTAACTTCACCAGCAGTAGCAGAAATATCAGTATATCAACTTGTACCATCTATTTATAACTCAAATAGTAAATCAGGTACAAACTATGAACCAGATTCAAGATTTTATCTTAGAGTAAAAGAAGGTATGATTATTCAATCTTCAAAATCAAATACAAGATTTAGAACAAGTGAGTTATTAGATTTTAATGATGAAACCGATAGAGAAATTACAGTATGGGCATATGACCCTGGTGATAGTACTAAACCACTTCAATATCTTGTTAAGAAAAATATAAAAGCAATATCAGCAGAGTTAAAGGAGTTTAATCAAACTTTTAATGGAAATACTTCTTTCTCTAAAATTAATATTGCAGATACTAATGTTGTTGATATTGTTGATGTAAGAGATTCGAATGGTAATAAATGGTATAATGTTCCTTATCTTGCACAAGAATTAGTTTACATTGATTACCCAACAACAGAACAGTATGATAAAGACCTTTCACAGTTTGGTGATAGTGTTCCAAGAATATTAAAAACATTGAAAACATCAAGAAGGTTTACAACACAAGTTAATGATGATAATACTACCTCACTTGTTTTTGGTGGTGGTACTGCAAGTGATGATGAAACCTTAATTCCAAATTTTAAAAATGTTGGATTGGGATTAAATAATTCTATTGATAAATTAGGAGCATCATTTGACCCATCAAACTTTTTGAAAACAAAATCTTATGGACAGGCACCAAGTGGAACATTTACAATACAATATTTAGTTGGTGGTGGAGTAGAATCAAATGTTGCTAAGGGTGAACTTACATCTATACAAAGAATAGAATATGATGAAGATACTACAATATTTACTCCAAGTGAATTAAGATTATATAATCAAGGTAAAGCATCCATTGCTTGTGATAACGAAACACCAGCAACAGGTGGTAGAGGTGAAGAAACTATCGATGAAATTAGAGAAAATGCACTTGCAAACTTCGGCTCACAGAATAGAGCGGTAACAAGAAAAGATTATCAAGTAAGAGCATTATCATTACCAGCAAAATTTGGTGGAGTTGCAAAAGCATTTTGTGCACCAGATGGTGAGTTAGATAACAATTCTCCTTCTTCTATTCTTAATAATCCTAATTCATTAGAAGAGTTTGCGGGATTAGTGCAAACTTTAGGAGAAAAGAAACTTACAGAACAACAAATCAAAGATGAATTAAGAAACTTTTTGGCAAGTAAAAAAGGAAATCAAAATGAAAAAAACAATCCTTTTGCAATTAATTTGTATTTACTTGGATATAATACTAATAAAAAATTACAAACTCTAAACAGAGCAGTAAAAGAAAACTTAAAAACTTATTTAGGTGAGTACAGAATGTTAACAGATGGTGTTAACTTTATTGATGGTTATATCATCAACATAGGATTAGATTTTGAAATTAGAGTTTATGGTGGATACACAAAGAGAGAAGTTCTTACTAAATGTATAAATGAGTTAAAAGAATATTTCGATATAAGTAATTGGACATTTAATATGCCAATAAACATATCTGAGATTGAATTACTAATAGCTGGTGTAGAAGGAGTACAATCAGTACCAAAATGTGAAATTACTAACAAATGTTTAGGAAACTATTCGGAACATTCATATAATATAACAGATGCAACTAAAGGTAAGATGGTTTATCCATCATTAGACCCTTCAGTATTTGAGGTTAAGTTTCCAAACAAAGATATAAGAGGGAGGGTTGTATAATGTATTATTTTGTAACAGCATCTAAAGATTCGAGTATTTACCTACAACAACCAACTCAGAATACTGGTAGAGATGAAATATTAGAAATATCAAAAACTTATTACGGTAACTTAAAAGATAATGCCAGAACATTAATTAAATTTGATACTACTCCATTATCACAATCAATAGTAAGTGGTGAAGTAACAATGAGTTCTGCTGAATTAATTTTACATGAATGCGAATCATCAGAGATACCAGTTGATTACACAATCTATGCATATCCTGTTTCTCAATCATGGGATGTGGGAATAGGAACACGATTTGATGAAATATCAACTGATGGTTGTTCTTGGGAAAAAAGAACAACATCTGATAATTGGTTAGGAAATGGATTTGCAACAGGAACAACAGGCTCATTTAATGGTAAAGGTGGAACTTGGTACACAGGTTCAGCCGCTTCACAATCTTTTTCATATGAATCAACTGATATAGATATGAATGTTTTAACTCCACTTAATTCTTGGATTAGTGGTTCTATACCAAATGAAGGTTGGATAATTAAACACGCATCTTCATTAGAAAATAACACAACAGATTACGGACAATTAAAGTTCTTTTCAAAAGAAACAAATACTATATACCAACCGAAGTTAAGAATTGGTTGGGATGATTCTTCTTTCTCTACTGGTTCTCTTA